TGAACGCTGTTGATTGCACTTTCCGCCTGAGACCTCATACCGGCGATTTCCCGCTGGCCTTGATCAAAGTCCCAATCAAGCTGCTGGCGGACGCTATCGCGGTAACGGGCTTCCTCGGCGTTGAAGTCGCGCATAAGCATGTCAAAGGACACCCCTGCCCCGTTAGAGCTGGCAACGGCAGTACCTTCCGCCCGCCGACGTTCGCGCTGGATAGCTTGAAGCTCCTGACTGGACGCCTCTTGCGCCTGTCCGAGCTGAATGTTCTTGGTTGCAGCTTGCTCGATGTAGTCTTCATTTACCGCCTTGGCGTTCGCCTCGCGGAAAGCATTATTACGAGCCGCCATCTTTTGTTGATAGCTTGCCTGCTGCTTTGATTGATACATGGAGGAAGCGAGCGATGCTGCGGTAGATAGGGCTGTTGTTGCCAAGCTAGCCGCAAACATCTGTGCAGCAGTCATACTCGCGGTAGTGGCTGCTGTTGTTGCCGCAGTGGTGGCAGCGGTTGTTGAAGCTGTTGCGGCTGCTGTTCCTGCTGCGGCTCCTGTTACTGGACACATGGTTCGATCCTGAAAAATTCGTAGAACAACCTGTTTTCCGGTCCATAGATCACTTCGCGGAATAACGTGAAGCCCATCCAGCGGAGCCACTTTATGTGAACTCCATTGCGAGCATCCACTTGGTTGTAAAGGATTGGATATTGACGGTTTGACTGCCTGACCCACTCCAAGGAGTTTCGCAAGAACGTCATCGGGTACTTCTCAATCTCGCCGGTCCCGAGCATCCATACGCAAGCATTACCGTCCGCATCCGGTACGAGACCAAAGATACCCAAAGGCGGGCCATCGCCGTCCACAAGTGCCAGGGCAGGATTGCTTGCAGCGAAGGAAGCGTAAAGCCCTTCGTAAGCAGATGTTCCGCAAGACGCCTTGATCTCCTCCACGTCAGCTTTACGCAGGCGCGGGGCTACCCAATCGACATCTTCAAGCGTTGCAGGTCTCCAATACTGCGTCATCGGCGGCTCCCCAAACGGTAGCTTCGCATAGAGAAGGTCCCTTCCCACTCGGCAGATAAGAAATTACTCGGCAGATATGTGTCGTTGACAAGTTCGATGGTCACCCGGTCATTCTTCGAGAGTACCGGGAAAGTATGGGAACCTTCGGAGAGTGACACTTTGCCAATCTCGGCGCTGTTGGAACCGATCACCTTACCCGTGAACTTGTAGGTCTTCATGTCGCGGCCTTGAGCTGTAACTTCAGCCCAAAAGAAGCCGGACTTCGAGAACACCACAGTGAACGTCTGTATCTGCAAACGGCCTGTTCCGATCACAGCCTTACCACCACCCGATGCGTCTGCCTTCACATAGATCGTGGAGAAGCGGTAACGCTGTTCATACCTCAATCCGATATAAACTGGAGTGGTAGCGTGATTTCCCCTCACCCGAACGATGTTCCCGGACTGTTCTTCCTTCGTGAGAACAACCCCCGAAGCGATTGGGCTGCTTTCGGTTAAAGGATCATAGTGCCGGGAGACCACCTGAATATCCCCAAGCACAGCATAAGGAAGTTCGTAGGAGGTCGAATTGGTGATTGGATCGTAGGTAACTGAAGGGCACTCAAGGTTCGACACCTTGCGGTCCAGAAGATACATGAAGGGCGCGTTAGGATCGACCGGGCTAGGCTGGACTGGCATCTTGTCAAGGTAAACACCGTCCGCATATTGAGTGACGAAGAATGCTTCACTATCAATGAAGTCCACGTTCAATACGGTAGCTTCAGGCTCAAACTCGAAGAACGACCAAGACGACTGAACCTTCTCATTGCCCTGCCAGAAGAACTTGTAGACGAACACCTTGTTAGGCTCGGTGTCGGTCAGGCAGAACAGGATGTCTTCGTTAGAGGACACAGCCAGCTTCGTTATGCGACCCTTGATGTAGGCAGGGACGTGCGCCGTAATGTCAGCCGCATCGCTAATCTCGGTTTCAGGCATGACGTAGTATTCACGCAGGCCCGCATATTCCCCGCGTGAGGTAGCGAAGAACACTGTCTTACCTGATCCTGCCGGCTTCGCCAGAAGCGAACTCTCGAACTCTGTGAGCACTTCAATATCAGGCGGCTCAGAAGCAAGGATCGGGCCTTCAGGAAGCGTGAACTGTGTCTGATCTGAGAACAGCAGCAAGCGTTCATTGAACGGGACAGCATGTTGAAGGATGGAGACCTTGACGTGACTTGCGGCTACGTCCACTACATCGCTGTCAACAATCGTGGTGACGGTGGTTCGGAAGAAGTTGAAGAACTCGCTAGCCTCGCTGAAGATCACGTTCTCGTCTGCAAGGAGACCTAAGCGGTTCTTGTAGAAGAAAATGTCGTTGATCTTGCGATTTATGAACGAGGGATCAGGGTTACTATCTTCATCGCCCGTCTTACGCTCGGCCCAATCAAGGGGCTTGAACTCGAAAGTTCCATCCGCAAGACGGACAAGAGCATGAGGCATGTTTGCGGGGTCAATCTTGGTTTGAATACCCGGACCAACACACTCCTTCCAGACGCCACTATCAAAATCCGCAGTGTCGTTGTTTGGTTTGAACTCAACGTAATAGTTGTCAAACTTTGAGCTTTCGTCTCCTGCGATCTCAACCGTGAAACCACGAGGGGCAACGGTAGGAAGATCAGAAAACTTCTGCGCAACATCTTTCGTCGCAACAAGCTGCGTACCCGAACGGCTGTCTTCAGCTTTAATCTCGAAGTCCGACCCATCGTTTTTCTTGATGTGGAGAACAGCGCCCTCACGGACGATAGACCAGCCTTCCCCAAGATTGGTCGTTAGGTCGCTTTTGAGGTCTTCGGCAATCGTCGTGGTTTTAAGGTCACCACTGGAGCCTGTTGTAAAGGATGCCTGTTCGGTGCCATTGACTTTGATCTTGTAGTCGGTCGAATAGTTTGCCTGCTTGACAAAGATGATTGCTTCAACAGGTTTCTCAGGGATAGACGTGCTGTCCATCCCTGTGATCTTGGAGCGGTTCACGATGAACGTGTAGTCGGCAACCGTAACAGTCCTGAAGTCAGCTTGGGGATTACTTGAGGCCAGATATGCCTTCCCTTCCGGGAAAGCTACGGTGCGCTCCTCGCCTCCCAAGGTGAACACCTTCAGGCTCTCATTTTGAATGATCACCTTGTAGCGTTCGGCTACATCACGGTTGATTGTGTGGGTGTAGGCAGCACCTAATGAACCATCATGCACCTTGGATACATGCTTGAGCGGGGGGCGTTTACCCATCCCGTCAACCAAAGAGGACATGGAGTTCTTCTGGTATTCGGCCTGTGAGGCCATGCGGAGGGCGGGGGGCTGCTGACTGACACCGTTTACGAGGTTTGGAATACTATCGCTTACGAGCGCCAATATTACCTCCGAAGAATGTCAAAGGTCCCTACCTCGTCAAAGATGATGCTGTGATCACCGTCCTCGGTTTCACCATCCATCAGGATAGACCGGGCCGTGTATTCATCACGTAAAGCAAACCCTTCAAGATCGCCTTCTCCCAACGTGTTGTTCACAAACACTCGGGCAGCTTTGATAAGCACGTATCGGCGGGCTGTTTCGGGGAGTTCATCAAAAGGTAGGAGAATGAGAAGTTCACCATAGACCGCTTCGGTGAACTTGAAGCTATGCCGGGTGCGGTCATAAAGACGGCGACCACGGATCACGAGGGATGACCTGTCATAAGTCTTGTAGCGATCCGGTTTAAACCTTACGCCATTCTCAGGGAGCCGAAGCTCTCCTTGGGCGTTGGGTACAATCGGATAGTTGATTTCTGTGTTGAAGTACCAGCCTTCGGTTTGGACCTCTCGGGAGACTTCCCTGAGAAGATCACGAGCGATGACCGCATCAACAATCTGATCGTTCAAAAGGCTGTTGACAGGTGCTTCCTTGATGGTCCGAAGCATGATGTTGACGGCCTCAAGTTCGGTCGTCGGGGTAACAAAGCTACTCATGGTGGGCCTCAAGAAAAAAAGGGGACAGCCCAAAGGACTGCCCCCAAAAGAAGAATGTCGGAAGATTAGGCGGTGGCCAGCTCGACCGCACATTCCGGGCGAAGGATGCCGTGACCGACAGCCTGAGAAGCCTTCATCAGGGTAGCCGAGTACATGACGTTGAAGTCATTGCCCGACATATCCATCTTCAGGTCCAGAAGCTTGACAGTACCAGCAGCCTGTTTGGTCGCAACGACACCGGCAGTCGTGGTGAAGTCCCCGGTGTAATCGTTGTTCTCACCTGCAACCGAAGTAGCAATATTCGTGGTCGGCAGGTTGTTGGTCTTCACGATGCGCGTTCCGGCAACCTTCGGCAGGGCCGCGTCCGAGAAGGAACCAGCGCCGCCCCAATCACGGTTAAGAAGCTTGGTGGTTTCGACCATCAGATAGAACTGAGCCGGTTTAACGGCGCAGAAGCGATCTTCCGGGGCATCCTTTTCATCAAGAACCTGATTGGCGTTGAAGATCATGGAAGCCAGAACTTCGCCGTCCGTCTTGGCAGAAGCATTGGTCAGGCGCGAGCCGCCCGGAGACGACGCGGTGTTACCCGAAGCACGGGCAGCATTCACGATGACCTGAGCAACACGTTTGTCATAAGCCTGAGCCATAGCGCGGCCAAGTTCGGTCGAGTGGATTTGGCGAACGTCATAGTGCGACATAGCGTCTTCAAGATCACCAATTGCCGCGTCAGCGATCAGTAGGTCGTCAATCTTGATGATGCGTTCTTTGATCTCCAGCTTGTTAGAACCAAGGATCGGGGTGCCCGGAGTATGGTAACGAGCGGACAGACGCCACGTGGCCGGGAAGGAAGCAGACTTACCATTCGAGATGGTACGCTCAAGCTGAAGTTCCTTGAATACGCAAGCCTTCTCATAGGCGGTCAGGACCTCGCCAGCGAATACGTCCTTGAACAGCGCAGTGCGTTCTTCGTAGGTGTAAGAAGCACCAGCCGGGTCAGCAGCGTTAACAACGCCAGGACGCGAAAGGGTAAGATCAGCCATATGTATTTTATTCCCTGTAATTGAAATAAGCTCAGGGACCCAACAGCGGGCCTCCTGATCGCCACCTAAAGAGGTGCGCGGTCGAATTTCAGTCAGGGTTACAAAGGCTTACCGACCCACCCCGAAGGGTGAGCCGGAAGATGTTTGGAAGCTTACTTCAAGCGTCCCTTGAGGAACGGCTTGACGAACTTCCGGTATCCAAAGGCTGCGGAAATAGCCAACATGACAGCCCCCACATACCAATCGGGTGCAGCATCCATGCGGGCGAAGCCGGATGATGCAATTTTGTTGATCTCAGGGTCCGGCCAGAACAGCATGACCAACGGAATAGCAAGCAGGATCGTCCAGAACTCGTCTTTCAAAGATTCCTTAGAGCCTTCAGCTTGGACTGTATCCCACTTCTGGTCAGCTTCCTGTTCGGACAGGACACGGCGGACTTTGGCTTGGGTCTCAGCTTTGGCGATATCAATACGGCCTTCAGCTTCAACCTGTTTACGCTCAAAGAACTTCGAGATAAGACCGACGACGCCTGAGATAATAGCAGCAGCAGGTATTGCCATTAGCGACGACCGAAGATGCTTGAGCGGCCCACACGGGCCTCAACATCAGCAGTGAACTCACGATCCTTGCCGTAACGAGGGTCGCTCATGGCAGCGACAAGTTCCTGACGCGACCGGAAGCCGACCGGGCCATCATCACCAGCCGAACCACGGACGAACTGCGGACGTGATCCGGTAGCTTTGATGAACTCAGCATGGAGACCTTTGACAGCCCATTCTGCCGTCGCCCGGTTACCCGAGGAAACGGCTTCATTGAAGCTGGTAAGTTGATCATCCGGTAGGGCCTGCTGCGCCCATTTGACCATCTTGGAGTAACCATCGTCGCCTCCAGCAACCGCTTTGATCGCGGTGATGTCGGCAGCGGCAAGGTCAGCGGCTTCAGCTTTCTTCGAGCCGACGCCAGCCAGATAAACGTCAACGACATCACGTGAGAAACCGGCTTTTTCAAGCGCGGTGTAATGATCTTCCGTGATCTCGCCGTGCTGTTCAAAATGTGTTGCCAC